GGTTCAGATGTTTGGTTTAACTTAACTGAAGATGAATTATTACCTGAGGAATTTAAAGGCTTGGGTTTAGTTAAATGTGATTATACACTTGATGTTTGGTTTGATTCTGGTGTTAGTTGGTATTCAGTGGTTGGTGGAAAATCAGATGTTTATTTTGAAGGCTCCGATCAGCATCGTGGTTGGTTTCAATCATCATTATTAACATCCGTTGCTATGACCGGCGAAGCACCATATAAAAAGGTCTTAACACATGGATTTGTACTTGATGATAAGGGTAGAAAGATGTCAAAATCATTGGGCAATGTTGTAGATCCTAAGTCAGTTCAAACAAAATATAATACTGATGTTCTTCGTTTGTGGTCAGCCGTTGTAAACTACGGAGATGATGCTCAATTGGGTGAGGGTGTGTTAAAGAGTTGTTCAGAGTATTATTTTAAATTAAGAAATACAATGAAGTATCTATTGGGTAATATGTATGGATATAATTATCGTGAAGTGACATTAACAGAAAAAGAAAGAAATGCTTTAAGTAGATGTGATTTGATGTATAATAGTTCTTTGAAATATTACTCAGAATATAATTTCAGAAAGGTTTTTGAAGAATTGATGGCTTGGGTTTCTGAATTTTCTAGTCAATATCTAGATAACGAAACTAAATCATTTCTATATGAGTGTGACTTGGACTCAGGTGAAAGACAAAGATGTCAATATGTTCTTAAGTATGCTTTGGAAAGATATATGAAAGTTTTAGCACCAATGTGCTCATTTTTAGCGGAAGATGCGTATCAAAATTATGAATTTAAAAGTGATGTTTCTGTATTTATGGAGAAATTCTAAACTATAAAGAACTCTATATTGATTTTTGCAGTACCAGTACCATTGGGTTTATATCCTTGGTACTGTATTGTATTCCATTTCAGCTCTTCTTTATTATAAAGAGATTGATCTGTATTATTTATACGAATCCTATATTGGGTTTTAAATCCATATTCTTGTTCTAAAAACTTTCTTCTTCTTTCTAGTAATGTTCTTACTTCATCAAATTCTTTTTCAACGTCACTATCTGGTAGATCTTTCTGAAACGAAATTTGCAACACACCAAGTTGATTGCGTGTAGTCATATAGTATTCCGTATCTTTAGCTAGTACAAAAAAGATATTTTCAAGTTCTTTTAACTGAACAACATCTCGTGTAAATTGTCTAAGCATCACATGTAACTTCCCTAACTCACCGGAAAGCTCGTCATAAGTCTCATATGTTTTTAAATATTTCATAGCTTATAATGAGAGAAAATATTATTCAGCTTCTTAAGTTGATTTTCATGAGTATTTCGTAATATCTTGTATGATACCCTAATTATTGGAATACTATTGCTTTGACAATATTCATTCTTAACTTCATCTCTAACTTTTATAAGCTCTAAAATATTACCAAACCGCTCAGCTTGCTCAAAATGTTGCTTACCATCAAATTCTATAATCATATTGTGTTCCGGTAAATAAAAATCGAAGCGTAATTGCTTTCTATATTTACAATCACCAAATATGTGGTTACGAACATAAGTCACATTCTTTGAAGTCAAATATGATATTATTAATTTTTCTCCTTTTGAGTCTTTACAAGACGGACAACCACAACCTCTTATGTGATTATAGATAGATTGTTCAAATTTACCATGAGTTGGGCAGGTTATTTCTATCTTACCATTTACCACTGAAGTATTATATTGATATTTACTGTTATGTATTGTTTTGAATTTTGATAAATCTTTTGTTGATATAGTAGTTAGTCTATGTAACTCTCGAGAGCAAGATTCACAACCATATCCGTTATGAAGGTGATTGGATGCCGTTTGTTCAAAGATACCATGTGTTGGGCATATTATTTTAACCTTATTGCGACAATTGATATATTCTGATAAACTATAGCTATATTTATTACCATGTATCTTTTGACAGTTAATAATCCATTCTTCGGTTGTTAGCTTTTTCATAAAATGATTTTTGTGTTATAATATATACTATATATTAGGTAGGTATAATTACTCTATTAATATATATTAAAAATAATAAAAACTATATGTGCCCATTACCGCATTTTACAAACGTAACGAGTCACTTTGGTGATAACCAAGGTCCCTTCGAAGCAGTATATCCTGGATTGTTTGAGATATCTTTTGTATTACCAGCAATCTTAGTTGCTCAAAACAGAGATCCTCTAATGTTGCTTGAAAACGCAACTAATATTTCTGGATTCGAATTAACACCAACTATTGCTGAACAGCAACAGAGATTCAAGTATTCTACAAGAGTTTACTTACCACTTCCTGATAAAACTCACACTACGTTTGATATCAATTTCAACGTGAATGTGAATCATGGTGGTTCTATCTATACTTGGAATACTTTAAGATCATGGTATGATTTACTATGGAACTCACAAGTAGGTACAAATTTCTACAAAAGAGATATGGTTGGTACTGTTATTGTTAATCAACATGATAAGAAAGGTTTTATTATTAGAAGACTTACATTTCATAATACTCAAATTAAAGGTATTGATGGTGCTATTTCTGAATTAGATTGGTCTAAGACTGCAAATATTGTAGAAGCTACTAAAGCTTCATTTGTTTGTGACTACTGGACTGATGAATGGATTGATCCGAACTACGCGCAATTATTACCACCTTTACAGGTATAATCTTAAAAGCCCTCATTTGAGGGCTTTTTTATTTAAATATATACTATATGAAATATCTAAAAGGTTATAAATTATATACTGAGAACTATAAAGAAACATCTTGGGCCGATGTAATTAATGGTGAAGAAGCCACTATTACTATACAAGATGTTGAAGATTATTTAAAAGATGAGCCAGTGATTGAGATTCCGGTTGCTGAAATAAAAGATATGTCTATTCACAAATCAAAAACAGATGAGCCTACTCTAAAAAGAGTATCAGCCGCTGATTTGAATTTTCCAATTATAATAACAAAAGGCTTAGATGGTAAATATACTATGATTCTAGATGGACATCATAGATTGCAGAAAGCAATTAATACAAATCAAGAAGCAATCAAAGCCAAGGTGTTGGATTTAAAATCAGCACCCGATAAATACAAATTCATGTTTAGATAATTAAACCTTCTTTCCGGTTTTTGGATCATAATTCATAATTAACAACTCAGTTCCTTTCGCATTATTATCGGAGAATGACGCTGATGAGCGATGAAACTCCTTTTCAACCCAGAAATATTTATCTTTTGGAAACCAATCTTCTAATTCTTTAAACCAGTAATATGATAATGACCATCTACCTTTACTATTAAGTAAAAAGTTTTTAAGTCTTTCGTGTCCAGCTTCACCAAATGTCATGTGTGAGCCATAATCAGTATTGTGTGTACCAACACCATCCGTATATTTGTATGGTGGATCTAAATAGAAATATGTATCAACATCATCATACTTATTCATTAAATCTTCAAAGTCGATGTTTTCAATATCAGTTAAACCATCTAACTTTGATTTATAATTAGCATTACCCAATTTATTTAGAAGTGTATTAATCTTTAATTTAGGTGTTTTACCAGCCGAAAAGCCACTAAATCCAGCACCTCTAGCATAACAAGCATTGAATGCTGATGTAATCATAAAGGCATAAACAACTGCTTTCTCAAAATTTGGCATATCCCAATTCATATCATCATAGAAATCACACTTCTTTGGATCTTTAGTATCAGTATATAGGTTTCTATAATGTAGTTTCTGAGCACCTATATCTGTTTTATCACAATATAAAAAACCACCAAGATTAAAAGAATCCTTAATCTCTTTGAGTAATTTATCATGTTGTTTAGCACACAACATAAAGTTAACTTGTAGCTTATTTGCATCATTGTATATAATGTTATCTACATGTGAGAAATCTTCATTGAAGTATATTGGAAAAGAACCAGAGAATGGTTCACAATATGTTTTAATATCTTTTGGAATGAAAGAGTAAATCCAAGGTGAATGTTGATTTTTTCCACCAAACCAACCAGTTAATCCTGCCATAATTTTCGTTTATTTTTAGTTATTTGTTATAAAAATAATATAGTGAAAGTTTAATATATACTGAATGAAAACAATTAAAACATTCGAATCATTTAGAGATAATAAATGGTTCATATCATACGGATTAGGCGGTGGCTTTGGTGGTGCTAACAATCATGAAGTAATTGATGCATCTAATGAAGATGAAGCTAATAAATATGCTTGGGAAAAGGCATGTGAAGATTATGACAACTACGCTGGTTCACACGGACTGAGAGACATAGGTGAAATAATGGAAGAAGATGGTATTGAAGATGAAGATGAAGCTGAACAAGTATTCAGTGAGGAAAGGGAAGGTTGGTTAGACTATTCAGCAGAACCATATGATCCAGCAAAGCATGATAGATTAATAAGATAATGAAGTATATCAAACTATATGAAAATTACATAAGGGATTTTTATATCAATGATAATAAATATTGGTTTGAAGTTAGAGATCCAAAAGATGATGGTAAAGGGTATAGCGTAGGGTGGG